CCCCCCCCTGCCGATACACCGCTTACGCTTGGCCTTGCCGTGGGGTGTGCAGGGCGTCGCCTGCTACAGCATGTATGATGCGCTTGCACAAGCTATATATATATGATGCGCGTGCATCTATATATGTTGTCATAATAAAACACCCTAGCTATCCATCGTGCTAACGCTTAGACACTTAGACAGCAAAAATGCATTGCAATAGGTTTTGAGGGTTACGGCCTAGAATTGGTATAAAAACATTTGCATAGGAGCAATCTGTCTAAAGTGTCTAAAACGGGGGTGGTCATTTATTGAAAATCTGTCTAAAACACCTATTTTACAAGCCAACTGTTGTAAAATAGTACACCGTTTGACACTTGTCAGACATCAATTAGACACATTTTAGACACATCCGGCCACAAAATACGCTTGACAAATGTCTGACGATTTGGGAAGATACTGGCATGACAAACGACGGGACAACTGGCAACAACTAGCCAACCCGCGACAGTCATATAAACCATAATCACAACCATAACCACAACGGAGGCATAAACACTATGCAACAATTATCATTCATTGAACAGGCGACGTATATCGCGACTGTTTTAACCATCAAGGGCATACGGGTATAACCATATGAACTATGAAATCATCTTTTCTACTTATGTTAATCGAACTAAAAAATCAACCTCAAAATATGAGCTTGAACAGGATTTAGTAACCATCGCGAAAGTCAACGACGTGCAAGGATTTAGCTTGCGTGACCAGCTAGGCTATTGGGCGGGCGAACTTGAGGCAAGCCATGTGCTTGAATTGCTGGACTGCGATAAAGCGAAAGCATTTAGCATCGCGAGGCAACTCAAAAGTAAGTATGAGCAGGATGCGGTTATTGTCCGGCCTGTTGCGAGTACGACGTATTTCATATAAGAGCGTAGCGAATAAATCTAACCAGCAAGGAGTAACATAATTATGAACTTAACACAAGCACAATTTGACTATATCGAGGCGAATACTATCCGTTGTGAGGTGTCACATCGCGGTGGTGGCATCGAGATAGACGCGACTGACTATCTGGACGCTGACGGCGGGTTTCCGTTGCAGATGACGGCCTACCAAAACTACTTAGGCGGTGGTATGACAGGCGCGGTGGCTGGCGGTATTCAGGGACGTTTACGCGACTACCCGAAACATATCCAGACAATCGCGCTTGAGCTTAACGAGGCATTGAAAGAATATTTTTACAATCTGTCAAACTCCGAGGTGGCTGACTATGATGAGTGGGCGGTATCATCTGACTTTGACAGTCAACAGTCACGACCAGAGAGCGCATACTAAACCATAACCATAAGGAGTATACAATGATTTACCACGATACAACCGCAATCGAGGCCGCGAACACTGGCCGCGATGCGCCGGACGCATTTTACAGAGGTAGTACGCTGATAGCCACGAGTAAATGGGTGGCAACTGACGGCTGGCGCGGTTATACCAAAATCGTACCGGAACAGGGCTATAAAGAAATCGAGGCTGATTGGGTTACGGGCGACTGGGATGATGCACCGGCTGGCAATTCCAGCAGTGAAGTCGAGGCTAAAATCAAAAAGCTTGAGGCTGAATACGGCGATATTTATGTGATATACGCCACGACATCGAACGTATTTAGTACCGCTTATGCTGTACTAGTGCGTGACAAGTCAACGCCGGTACTCAAAGGCAAGACTGTCGCATACAAAACTAAGCGGTATGACGATGCTGACGGTAGTTACCGCATAAAATACCACGCCACGGACGTACTCTGCTACAACGCGCTGAAAAACAGCTACACGCTGAATAGCGGCGGCTGGCTGACTAAAACAACTAAAGAGCGTATCAACGACAATTTGCCGCGCGGTTACTGGATAAGCCAAAAACAATTTAAGTGGACACTGAACACGCCAGACGGCGCACGCGAGTTCACAGACGGGATGACGGTATAAGCATGAGCAAGAAGTTCGATGCAATCATAGCCAAAAACGAAATCGCGCGGTGGTTGCGCGATACGAAACCCGAAGAGGTAGGACACGGCGATTTACACGTATTGCGCTATTGGTTGCGTGAAATCGAAATCTATATTGGCGAGGGCAACCAGCCGAGCATAAGCGACATAATCGAAAGTGAGGTAGAACTATGAGCGACGTATATAAAATTGTGCGATTTTACCAGAATGAGCGGCGACCGCGCACGATGGCGAAAAATCTATCGCTAGAGGCTGCACAGCGGTGGTGTAACGACCCCGAAACATCGAGCCATACGGCGAAAAGTCCGCGCGGTTGTGGTACTGGACGCTGGCAACAGCGCAATATCGAGAACTGGAATAAATTAAATAAGCATTGGTTTGATGGCTATGAAAGGCAAAACTAATATGAATATTTCAATCGACTATGAGCAAGGTAAATTTATCCGCGACACGGCGGCGGCGCGTATCAAGAGTGCGCGGATGACGCTGACACCGGAATACCGGCGCGAGCATTTGGGCTGGATGGCTGATAGCCATTATGAGCAGAATTGCATCGACCGCGAAAACGAAATTGCGATGCTACGCGAGTTACTTGACCATCTATGCGAATACTGCGCGTATAAGCGCGATGGCAAAGACAACGATGGCACTGTTTGGTACAGATGCACCGTACACGACGAACTCGCGCCGAGCGAGGATGCGCCCTGCGCTGGCTATATTGAAGAACCATATTTAGGAGGCGGCGATGCGTAGAAGTTACCAGTATAGAGGATTTGGGCTGACGTATGGCACTTGCAAGCAACATCCGAACAGGTGGGAAGTGCGCGACTGGCGCGGCTATGACGAACTGATGGGCAGTAGGCCGAGCGGCATTTGTGCGCTGACTATTCAACAGGCCAAGCAACAGATAAACGATTTAATATTTGTGCAAGATAACATCCCATTTTAGGAGGCATCGAAATGATTTACAGAGGATTTAGAATACGCGCAAATGCGCCGGACTTTCACTATTTTGAAGTCGAAGATGACGGCACGATTGGCGAATTTATCGACAACGGTGGTGTCAATGGCGACTACGAATATGACATCGAAGAGTGTACTTATGTGGCTGACGACCCTGCTGATAGCGATTGGGACACCATTGATGGCGGCTACGAAACGCTAGAAGAGGCCAAGCGTGCTGTCGATAATCGAATTGTGCATGACACCACTTTTCAGAGTGAGGCCGGTAACTAATATGTGGGATTTGAACCAGCCGCAAGACGTAATCGAAATGATGCGCGACGGCGAAATGAGCTATGAGCAAATAATAAATGTATGCAAGCAAGTGATTGCAGAATTGGAGGGCTGACATGGCTTACGACGACGCGCCAAGCGATGAGATATTTGACGAAATCAAACAGGCGGCAATTAAGATATGGCATACCTACGATGATACTTATGGCTATGCAACCGAGAAGATTGCTTATGTGAATAGCATAACCAATATCCGCGATAACTGGGGTACTATCGTTGGCATGTTTGACCGGAGTAATCAGATTAAGCTACTAAGCGAATTGTCGTCGGAAGCGATGACTAAAGTTGCGGAGTGGATGTAACGTCAAACCAACGTGCTACAATATCGGTGGGGGTATCTATGAGAAAAGTTTGGGACATATTTGAGCTACTGGATAGTGACCGCAAGAAACCAAAGCGGAAGCAGATTGAAATTAAACAACTAGGACTAGCGACGGGAGTAATCATATTCGTAAAGAGAATAAAATCATGAGCATATTGACCTATTTACTAGGCCAGATATTCCATCGGCATGAGTGGCACTGCACGACTGACATCGTGGTAGGCGTGCCGAGTTCGGAGAAATGGCATTATCACGTTGACCAGTGTTTGCACTGTTTGAAACGGCGTAATACCACAGCACACTATTAACCATAAGGAGTACACAGGCATGGCAAATAAAGAAGCAGTCGAGTTTGCGCTGACGACGCTGATTGCGTGGATGACTGATGCTGGCCATAAAGAAATTGGCGGCATCATATCGCGTAATGGCATCGACTATCAGTTTGAACTCAAAGAAATGGAGGGCGACAATGGCAAAACCATTTTACCCAGCCAAGAACCCTAACCCACTGAATACTATCGACGGCAAACCAGCCGTGGAATTGTACGAGTTTCAGAAATCGTATCTGCAAGGGCTGCCACATAAATACATGTTTGCAGCCGATACCGGCACAGGCAAAACGTACATGGCATTGGCGCACTACGACAAGCACGCCTATTTGAAACCACTGCTGATTTTAGCACCGGCATCGAAAGTGAACACTGGCGATTGGGAGCGTGAGCTGCAAGAGTATTTTGCAGGCCGGATAGTGCCTGAACACGAAATATACTCATACGAGAAGTTCAGCCGCGTGCCAAGCATCGCACAATTCACGAAAACCGGCGATAGAGGTGTATGGCGCGATTGGTTACAGAGGCATCCGACTGACTTCGCCGTAATCGCGGATGAGGTACATAAGGCCAAGAACCCACAGTCCGGCGTTGGCAAGCGGCTATTTGAAGTCACACAAATGTGTTCATTCTTTGTTGGCTTATCGGCGACACCACTGCCGAACGGCTGGATTGACGCTATCAACTACCTCAAAGTATTTGGATTTGTGAAAAACAAAACTGACTTCTATAAGCGATATGTCGATACGGTCAACTTCAAGGGCTTTCCCGAAATCCGTGGCTACTGGCATGAGAGCGAATTGCAACGATTTTGGAACAGGATTGCCAAGCCGTTAAGCAAACAGGCCGCACTGGATTTGCCGCCCGTGACGTATGTGCCGGTCACACTACCGGCTGGCAGTGAATACATAAAAGTACAAAAAGAGCGATTGTTCGGCGACAAGTTTTTGGACAACCCGAGCGCACTGATGCACGCGCTGCGGCAGTCGATTATCGAGCCGAAAGTGGCGTGGCTGGACAACTTCTTAGAGGGCGCGAGTGACAATGTGGTGGTGTTTTACAACTACCAGTCCGAACGCGACGCCATACTCAAGATGATTAAAAATAAGCATAAGGGTCGGACGATATTCCGGCAGGACGGGGAAAAGCATGAAATACCTAGTAAACCGCGATGGCCTGATTTACAGCGCACAATCACGCTCGCACAATATCAGAGCGGTAGTACCGGCATCGAGCTTACTTACGCGGCTACGACAGTGTATTTTTCCCCGACCTATTCATATTCAAATTACGAGCAGTCCATCGGGCGAACTAACCGTAACGGTCAGACGAATAAAATGACGCTGTATCTGTTATGTGCGCCAAGCACGCTGGAACGCGATGTGTGGGCTGCCCTGCGCGAGAAGCGCGACTTTCAAGAAAAACAGTGGTATGCCGAGAAACTAGATGAAAAAAAAGCCCGTTAAACGCACAGTAGCTAGAGGGGGTTACTTCGATATAGATATGACATGGCTGCAAGCCACCGGCGAAGTTCGCTGGCTAACGAGCAACAGCCCTACGGCAACATGGTTTCGATGGCGACCAGAGCCGAAACATTGGACTAAAATATGGAGGTAAATGATGAGAACTGCACAACTTAGTAAAACCGCCGCAAATAAGCGAGTACGCGAGCTGGAAATCCTATTGTCTGACACCACATCGGCAATGCACGATGCGCTGCAATTTGCTATCGAGGACATGCTACTCGACGCTGGAACGCAAGAAGTAAAAGCCGACGAATATATCGGTGCGCTGCGATTATTGAAACGGGCGCACAAACATCAAGAGAGATTGACTAAGGGTTTCGATAAAAGCTCGAAATTAGAATATTGGGGTCACGGCGTTTACTCGCCTTTTGACAATCTCTACTCAAGAGTTGTCCATAGGGAGAAGCTAGATGAAATATAATATTGCATCGCCAAACAAACGTGCTACACTTGAGGGACGAAAGGAATAATATGGCTTTCGGAGATGAGAATTGGCAAGCATGGTTCGACCGCGAACTAGAGATACAACTTAACCCATTGGAGAATGAATAATGAAAAACAATAAGAGCGCATCATCGGCAGTGCTAGAAATGATTGGCATTGTAGCCGTTTTCTGCCTGTTGTTATGGTTGCTCAATAGAGGGCCAGGGCAATAATATGGCACGAAAAATTAAGGACAAATACATCGGCGGTCGAGTGACCCAGGATGTGTTCGACGCGGTAACGCGCTACCACAACGCCAGCGATATGACGCAGGGCGATTTGGTACGGGCGGCCGTTGATGAATATATGGCAAACCACCCATTGAAAACGCCAAGAACGAGCAGTAAAGCGGTATTATCCGGCTTTCCTGGCGATTTGGATGGAATGGAAGTCAATTTAACCACAGGAGAATAACCATGACCATTAAAAATAACGATACCAAGAAATACGCGAAGCTACTCGGCAAGGTCGATTATGACCACGAAGCTGTCGAACAGTTGGCCGATGCGCTGAATGAAATCCGCGAGCTGAAACAGCGGACGTCCCAGCTTGAGCAAATCGTTCAAGAGAACGAGGATTTACATCAGTTCGTCTGGTTCACGGCCGATGGGACGACGTTGCCTATTCACAAAATCGACGACGACCACATGGAAAATATCATGCTGCACCTGCTGCGTACCGGACGGGCTATTCCGCGTGCCATCCGTGGCGACGCTATCCAGCGCGGCCTGACTATTCCAGCCAGCGTGCCGGTTGATTGGGAAGATGATACGATGCGCCGCTTGAACTCGCGCCTCGACAGGAGCGACATATAATGGCAAACATCCAAGATTTAATCGTCAAAGGTAAACCACAGCCACCGAGCAAGTTCATCATCATGGGCGACCCGATGACCGGCAAAACGACATTGGCAAGTAAAGCACCCAAGCCGCTGTTCATATCGACCGACGGCAACGCTGCCAAGGCAGGATTGGACGCTGTAGCGGCCACAGACCTGAATACTGTTCGTGACACCATAAACTTCTTTGCGACCAGTGACGAGTATCACACGCTTGTCGTGGACACTATCGAGGGCATCGCCGACTTGTTCGAGCGCACTGTCCTCGACAGCTACATGCAGGAAACCGGCACGAAAGTGACCGCCCTGACTGATGTGCCATACGGCAAATTGACCGGCCAATTCAACCGCCGGATAGCAGCGTTCGCAGAAACCCTCTGGTCGCTGCCGAAAAATGTGATGGTTCTCACTTACACGAAACGCCAGGTCGATGACGTCAGTGGTTCGATAATTTTAGCGTCAGAGCTGAAAAGCATCAGGCAATTTACTCGGTTCGCCGATGGTATAATCCTGACCAGCTACGACGGCGAGAAGCATCGGGCGCAAGTAGTGAGCAAGCGCACCGTAATGGCTGGCGAAGTAGTATACGGCGAAATTGAGCCGTTCCTGCGAGCTGGGGGCTGGGAGATGCCCGCGAAGAAAACTAAAGTAGGAAGCACGCGCAAATAATGGAGATACCAACCTTATGCGAGGATTGCGGCATTGCACTCACAGATGAGGCAGTAGCCGAAATCCGCGATGCCGGCTGGCCTGACATGATTTGCGACGACTGCGCGATAAACAAATTAACCACAACGGAGAACGAAGATATGAAATTTACAGACGCAACCAAAGAAGAGAGCAAATTTTCTGGCAACTATTTTAATTATGGTGTCCACAAGGTCAAGCTCGGCCTCATCGAAACCGGCGAAACCGAGAGCGGCAAGGAATATATAGAGCTGACAGTGCTTGGCGAAAACGAAGAGGAAGATACCGCTCGTGTGTGGTTTTCTACCGAGAAAGCCGCAAACTACAGCTTCAACACACTGAGCCAAATTGCTGTCCATCAAGGTAAGAACGACGAGGAAAAGTCAGCTATCCGCGCTGCCGTCATTAACTGTGGCGACACTGATGAAATCGTGAAGCTGTTTAATGACAAATTCGTTGGTACTGCTGAACTCTGGTTCACGGTGTACCCAAGCCCCGACCGCACCTACCAGGCTGCCGACGGCTCGACCAAGAAAAGCATCGACAAAAATGTATACGGCTACGAGCCAAAGCTGCGTGAGGACCTGATGCCAAAGCAGGACACTACTGCGCCGGTCACTGGTAACGAAACTCAAGCTGACATAGCTGCCGGTATACCGGACGCGTGGAAATAATCATGGACAATGGATTCGGCGTAAGATTAACCAAAGCTGGTAATGACATAGCTAAAGTTTTCGAGGAAGCGGAACTTAACAATGGGAGCATACGGCCTGAATTAGATTTTATGTTCAAGCATAGAAATACTGTTTACGCTTTACGTTTTTGTAAAGCAGATGATTTAACAGAAGAAGAAGCACAATCATTTGTAGGCGGAAAGGAGATGAAGCAATGAAATTTGAATATTTCGATGGACCGCAAAGGTCGCCAGAGTGGTTCACTATCCGGCGCGGCAAAATCGGGTCATCTCGATTAGTCGATTGGCTGTCTGTCAGTAAAGCTAAGAGCGGCGCGGGGAAGCCGCTCAAGGCTCGCCTCGACTATGAAAAAGAGCTGATGTTCGAGCGTCAGTTCGGCACGAGCTTTGAAACCTATGTTAATTCAGCGATGCAAGATGGCATCGACTACGAAGATTTTGCGAGGTTACAGTATGAGAAAATCACAGGCAACACCTGCGCCGAATGTGGCTGCTGGTACAACGAGTATTTTGTGGCCTCGCCGGACCGGACGGTTTCTGACGACGGACTACTTGAAATCAAAATCCTCAAAGACAACAGTTTCACGGACGTCCTCATCAACGGCGTCCCCGACAAACACTGGAAGCAAATCCAGGGTCAGTTATTTGCCTCTGGCCGTGACTGGTGTGATTATGTCGCTGTTAATTTCAACACTAAAAAGGTCGCTATCATCCGCGTGGAGCCGGACAAAGAATTCTTCGACTACCTCGAATTGGCACTCAAAGAAGAGCTGGTCACGGAAACATTCGCCCTGACCAACGTACACGACATCCAAGGGGACATCCCCGAGGGCGTAATACTCGGAGCGTCACTGGATAGAAGCGATACTAATTTAAGTAATGGGGGATGGTAATGAATAAAAAAATAGTAGGCATACCGCAATCAGTGGTCGATAACGCAGCCAAGGTCACGTTTTTAGTTCGGGAATATCCCGACCACACGCTCGCGCAAATAATCGAGATGCTGTCGATGCCGGCAATCAACATCAACACAGCCATCTGGCACGCCCAGGAACTCGGCTACATCAGCGAACCGGACGAAGAAACCGGCAAGGTCGTTCCATTGACCACGCCGGCCACCTGGGAATTCGGAGAGGCCATTAAAAACCTCGAAGCTATGCTGATCTACTCGTTCCGACAGCTGGCCAAGAAAGAAACTGACCTCGAGGAACAATACCTATCGAACTGGACGGCTGGCTACCCACCGCACGACGTTTTAATTGCCCTCAAAGATTTGGAAAACCAGGGCATTTTAGTCCAGTATCAGATTGAGGACGGCGAAAACAAATATGTATTCTTCACACTAGCCGAAAACAGAGGCAAACTGTGGGGCCAAAAACAGTTCAAGAAAAATCCATTAAGCAATGAAGAACCAGTCGATACGCCAGACGTACCGACGGAAGAATAAGGAGAAATCGAAATGTCATCACAGGCGACACTTTCAAACAACACCACAACCAAAACCACGACCATAAGCGAAGTAACCAATATCCAGGAAACCGACGACTATAGCATTTTCAAGCTACTCAAACACAACCGTCCGGTCGTCCAGAGCCACGTCGCCCATCTCGCGCAGTCGATGAGTGACCGCCCGCACCTGCGACCAGCCCGCCCAGTGCTGCTTAACGAGAAATACGAAATCATCGACGGCCAACACCGCCTCAAGGCAAGTGAGCTAAATGGCCAGTCAGTATTTTTTATGGTCGTACCTGGCCTGACTATCGACGACGCGCGGCTACTGAACGCGTTGCAGCGCACCTGGTCGCTACTCGATTATGCGTACAGCTACGCCAGCTCGGGCGTACCGGCATACGTCCAGTTCGTAAAGACGTATGAGGCTCGTAATCTGCCGCCGACAATCATCTTGGAGTTCATGGAACGCGGCTCAAAAGCCCGCTACAACTTCCGCATCGGCCAACTTGAAATGGTCGAACAACGGCTGCTCGATACGCGCCTCGATGAATGTGAGGATATTATTGAAGCCTTTGGCGACAATGCCCGCCCATACGTCCTGGGAACGGCGTTCCTGGCCGTCCAGAGTACCGATAACTACAATCACAAACGCATGGAAGAGAAGTTGGCCAAGACCATCCGCACCGCCCAGCCTGACCGTATCGGGTACATCCGCGAGATGGAGCGCATCTATAACACTGATGCTCAATTCAATAGCTCGAACTACTTGAGGTTTTATGGCAAATAGGTAAAATAGCATAAGTATGTTGGCGGTAACGTCGCTTTACAGCAACAAGACGTTCAATAAATCCTCTAAGGTTTCGACCGACCAGGGTAAATGTAAGCTTCATAGCGTCGCCAACAGCTAGTCGGATGGAGTTCCGGCGGTGTTAAAGT